TTATAGTATTTTAGGTTCTATAGATATTGGCAATGGCAGTGGAGAATTTACAATAGATACTACAACAAACGTTCAAATAGCTATATTTATTCAGAAAGGTTTAATGGTAAATAATTTATTATTTAAACCAATGTTACGAAAAGCAACAATAGCTGATGATACATATGAACAATACGGAGCAAGCCCTAGCCCAGATTATCTAAGCGAAATAGAGAATTTGGAGGGGAAGAATAAATTAAAATTAATACCCCTTGTTTACGACATAATTACTGTTAATAAAGATGGCAGTATCGTATTAAATGGAACATTAGAAGATGATTGGACAGGTGCGACTGTAGCTAATTTAGACCTTAAAAAGGGAAACTATTATTTTTCATTTAATTCAACTGGAAATTTGAATGGAGCGTGTTTTGCAACTCAAAGCGGAGGTTTATCTTTTTATACTGATAAAACATTTAAGCTAACTAGCGACCTAGATACGATTTTAAATCTTTTGGTATCAAAAGGAACTTATAACAATGTTATTATCAAGCCTATGATTAAAGAAGGCACAGTAGCGACTTCTTATGTACCTTACAATTCGCTTGAATTTAAGGATGAAGGGAAGAATAAGTTTAATATAGATACGATTATTGAAAACTTAGACATTATTGCTCAGAACGGAGAACGTGGTAATTCAAATCTTACAAATGCGTCCGATTATATTTCAATTAATGCAAATGAGAAATATGTAATAACGTATGATTATACAAGCTTATTATCGGAAAATGCCAGAGCTGTATGCTTTTTCGATAAAAATAAAAATTATGTTAATGGAAAAACATATTCAGTAACCAGCAAGAAGGTTGATGTGAGTTCTGATTTTGATGGATATGTAGTTTTTTCATATGACAAAAATTGTACGGATATAATGTTTTCAAAAGAAGAACAAAGCATTCAATACGAACCATATAAACAACAAACAGAATACTTCCCACTATCAGAAGGACAGAAACTAATGAAAAACTCTTATTTGGCAGATGACGGAACACTTCATAAGAGGAAACAAGTTGTGCTTGATGGAACAGAAACAGGTTGGTATACGCTTGCAAACCAAACTGGTACAAATACCTCTTACTTCTGTATACCTATAAGTGATATGAAAAAGGCGAGCACATTAATTTGCAATAAATTTATTAATCGAGCCGTTTGGAATACTGATGAAGAAGGCATTCAAAGTATTATAGATAATTATATAAGATTAAGAATAAATACTAGCAGAGCAAGCACGGTTGCAGAGTTAAAAACTTGGCTATCAAACAACCCTATCATAGTAGAATACGAGCTAGCTGAAGAAGAAATAGTACCTTACACAGAAACACAGAAAGAAGCGTGGGAGAAGATTAAGAATATGATTTTGTATAAAGGTACAAATCACATAAGCTGTACAGGAAAATTAAAAATAAAATACTATACAAACGAAGAGATGAATGAAATATATGCTAAAGCAGATATAATACAAAGAGTTAAAAATTTGGAAGATAGTTTAGATGGTATAGAGACTTTATTGGGAGGTGTTTAAATGAGTATTGCGAGTCAAATACAGAGAATTAAGCAAAATATAGCAAATGCATATGCAAAGTGCAATTTGAAAGGAATAACACTTCCAACAACGCAAAACAGTGATAATCTGGCATCAACAATCAACAAAATATCCGCAATAAGTGATAAGGAAAAGTTCAGAATTGATTATTATAAATATGGAAAAGAAAGATGTATAGTGGATAACTTAAAAATAACTTCAAATACAACAGAGGTAGACATATCGGAATTAGGTATAGATGAAGAGTATATCCAAAAGGCATCTAATTCAACTTACTTAAGAAATAACTTTAAGATATCAATAAAACTAAAAAAAGATAGTGGAACTCTGGAATCTACAAATAATATTATTAATATAAATCAAACAGAGATTGCTTTTGCCACAGGATCATCTGTTAGTTTAAATAATACTACAAAAAAGATAATAATAGATACTACCAATGAAAGCAACGAAGTTTTATCCGCGACTATTAGTTTCTGTCTTCCAGATTCTCCACTTAAATTTTCTGATTTCTTAGATGATGGCGACGTTAAAGTTCCAGATTACTTTAACGTTGATAATGTAAAATTAAATCATACAGAAGTGGCTAGCACAGCAAACACATTACCCGCATCAATCAAAACAATTGGCCAATATGCTTTTAGTATTTTTCAAAACAGCATTGGATATTCATCATCTGGAATAACAACATTACCTAGCAACTTGAGAGTTATAGAAAAGGGAGCGTACTATTCAAATAAATATATTTTTTTTGAATCGTTACCAAATACTTTAGAAGAGATTGAAAGCTATGCTTTTTATTCTGGAACTGAAGACAGCAATCTTAAAATATCAAATTTTGGTAATTCACTAAAAAAAATAGGAGATAATGCCTTCAGAAATAGGACAGGAATATGTGCAACACAGTTACCTGATACGCTTGAGAGTTTAGGAAGTGGAGCATTTTTTAGGTGCTCATCCATTAAAATCGAAAAAATTCCTTATAAAATCTCGGCCATCAATGCTAATTGTTTTAATAAATCAGGGATTGAAAAAATACAAATGGTAAAAGTAAATTCAATTTACAATTATTCTTTTTCAAATTGTTTATCTCTTCAAAAAGTCAGAATAGGTGACGGATACACCAAAAGCGAAACATTAACAATAGATAGTAGTGCTTTTTCATCTGATAATAATCTTACAACAATATATATCAACTTACCTCGAGCAACAGTCGAAGCAATCGCAGGATACAATACAAAATGGGGAGCAACAAATGCGACAATAATATGTAACGATGATGAAAACTGGGTATCAGCCAATGAAGATAATTAAATGCTTTACTAGAGTAGTACTAACAATAGTACTACTTTTTATTTTAAATTTGAAGGTTGGTGGAGGTGAGAAGATGCAAGATAACACAATAATGCTAATTATGGGTTTTATAACAACGATGATTCCGATTTTTACTGTAATTGTAAAGCTCAATAACACAATAACAAAATTGAATATAACAATTCAAGTTCTTTCGGATCAGATGCAAAAAGGTCAAGAAGATAGAAATAAGATACATAATCAGCTTAATAATCATGAAACAAGAATATCAATTTTGGAAAATGAAAGGAGGGAAAGATAAATGGATTTATCGGTATTAACACAATATTTAAGTTTAGTAGTTGTTGGAATATGCCTTTGTGTAGGTTTTGTTATTAAAAATAGTCTTGATTTTATACCAAACAAGTACATACCATTAATCATGCTAATATTAGGTTTAGCAATTAATGTATTAATGAACCTAAATGGGATAAATGCAGAAGTAATACTAACGGGAATGTTTAGTGGACTAGCTTCTACAGGTCTATACGAAATGTTTAAAAATTTAATATACAAGGAGGGAAAATAA